TGATCCCGCTGCTATTTGCTGTGCCGATGGAAGTGTAGTGGATGTACCACCAGACTTACCCGTCTTGGCTGTGCCTGTTGCAGCTTCAATGATTGCGTCATCCATCGCACGACCAATAGCAAAACTTGCTGATTGTGCGTACACGTTGGTTGGATCGGCAAGCATAGCTACCTTATCCGCATCATCGATTAGGTCGCTCCACTCATAGCTTTCAAGCACGACTTGCCTTCTGCTGTGAGGAGTTTCTACTAAGGGGGTATCACCATGACGTGATGTTCGCTTAACAGCAGCTGTACTTCCCACCTGGTCAAAGAACGCCTTCTCTCCAGTAACGCTTTCTTGTCGAACTGCGCCACGGAGTATAGACCCCTGTTGTTGTGACAACGTGGTAATATTAGCTGAAAACTGCTGCACGAACGCTGTAGTAATTTGATTACTCATTTTCGTACCTCTACGTTTAAAGTTAAAAGAAAATCGCTACCTAACGGATGTTAGACGAGGGGTTTCAGTATTAGGTCTGCACCCACTGGACCGCGAACGGTTATCCAGGTTATGTATACACCAGCACAAATCGGGCGATTGCTTGTCGATTATTCGCTTGGTGTAAGCATCTCTTGTAAGCGTAATGCTTCGGATACTGTCCATTCATGTTCGGGATCGGATCTATTCCAAAATGGACCGTTAACTCTTTTTAGTTCTGCCAGCTTTGCGCGGACAACTTCGGGTGTCATACCGCCAGATGTCTTTTCCCCATCGAGACTATCTTCGCCGATCTGTCCCTGGATAAAATCACCGACACCCACAAACGCACGAATAAAATCAGGGTGATCCCCTAGTGTCCGTCCGTCTGCTAATTGCAGTTGTGTCAGATCCGCTGCATTAAATTTTGCGATAGCTGCGTTACCAACTTTTACTTTGTCCTCGAACGCTGCGCCGTACTCTTTCATAATCTGTGTACGACCGTCGTTTGTTAATTGTTCAGCAGCCACACTTCCTTGGTTGGTCTGGTCTGCGGTTGCCTTTTGATACTCATTGAGCATCGCTTGTGCTTGCCTGTTGTTTAACCCCGCTTTGTGTGCGGTCCCTCTAAACCAATTGAGAAGTCCTTCATCTGCCTTTTGTCCTTCGGGCATCTTTACATCAAGCTTATACTCCGTGGCTTCTGTGGGCTTTCCCATGCGGGTATAGACCTCATTCCACTGCTCGTCGGATGCGTCGTTGCCTGGTACGGGTATTTTATCCGCACCAATCAAGGCTTGCTGGTGGGCATGACTTTTTAATAGAGATCCTAAATTCTTGTGTGTTTCGAAAACTCTATTGCCTTTGACTTCTTCTGGTATTTCATTTTTCCAATCGAACGTCGTTTCAGACGGAGTTGTCGACGCTTCTGTCGGCTCCGCTACCTGGGTTTCTTCATTCATCTTGTGCTATGTCCTCTCTATCGGGTTGCTCTGCCAGCATATTATGTAAAAACAGCAGTACAGATCGCTGACCTTCTCTGAACGCTGCTTCGTTACTATCGGGTACGTAGGTGCTTGATTTCATGTGAAAACGTAAGTCCATATCGTCCAGGACTATCTTTCCATCTGCGCTATCAAGCAGTGTCCGATAGGCTGCTCGTAAATCATCTATTGTCATTTATTCACCGCAGCGACCATTGGTGCTGCTGCTCCTAGTGCTTCCGCTTGTTGTGCAAGTTGCTGTTGCTGCATCATTTCTTGTTGCTGCGCTGCACGTTCTTCGCGTGTTCGTGCTACCTCATCGTCGCCTTTTATAATCGTTGCGGGTATGCTTAGTGTTTTTATCAAGTGCTTTGCCACACCATCGAAATCAACATAATCAAACACTTGTGGATTAATTTGACCAATTGGTCCCATCAGTTCCAGCATTTGTGTGAGCGATGTTACATCGACTTGTCGCTGCGCTTTTGCCAGTGGCGATACATATTCTATCTCGACATCTGCTGTCCGTATGCTTTCGGGTGCGGGCATAAATTTTTGATCGCGGGCAAGAATTGCATACACCCTGGTAATGAGTGGTTGTAGAAGCTCAGTCTGGATACGAAACATCGATGGACCAAGTAGTCTCATCTTCTCTTCTGTGCGCTGCACAACTTCCGTGGCGGTCATCTGTGGACCTTGCCCCATAATAAGTTGGTCAACATAAAACGCGGATCGTATCGCACCGCGTCGTTGTTCTTCCATATTCAGTCCCAGCGGGTTATTCGCGCCGATATTGAGTGGTTCAATTCGATCCCTTGTTCCCGATCTGTAGAAGTTTAGCCCACTGGGTACTGTTTTTATTGGCAGTATAAAGCTATCATCGGGTACTAGCAGTGGCGGGTCGACTTGCTTTTGCGCTGCGCGAATAGTTGTTTCCGACATTTTGTTAAGCATCTTAACGTCGGGCAATGCTGTCATGCTGGGCGATCGTCCATAAATCTCTGTGCTGCTCTTTTGGTAGCGTGGCACAACATAGGGCAGTTCATCAAACCCCCCTTCGGACAATACAACCGTTTCTGTTGGTTCGTAATATACGGACGCAAATGGCTTGTTTTCTTTTGTTGCCATTGTGACATCGTAGTTATCGCGTGGATAGACGGCGTGTACGAGTTCGACCGCATCATGTGGATATTCGTTTATTCTGTCTTGTAATTTTTTACTTAATTTATCGACACCAAAGCGATCCCGTAGTGCGTGTCCAGGCATATTGAATACACGATATACCGTGTCTACACGTCCTCTTTTGTCTTCTGATATATAACATTCGCCTATGTGTCGTGTCGAAAAATTCACATCTGTCATGCCGTCTTGCTCGACAAACATCACACTTGTGCCAAACGTAATAAGATCCAGGTACATTTCGTGTACTTGTTCCGAAAAATTACTGCGCTGAAACGTGCGATACATCACATCTTCGACCGATAGTAACCATTCTCTAGCGGTATCATCACCATTTAGCATGGCATCGCGGTATTCTAACGTAAACCATTTGGTCGACATATTGGTCAACATACCGTGCAACGACGCTGCTAACAGTTCGGCTGCATGAATTGCCGTACCATCAAAAATTTGTGTGTTGCGCTTGTCGCCCTGTGTCCGTTTTTTTGTTATGTCCGCTTTTCGGGGTACAACAAAATCCGCTATTTCTTGCCAGTGACTTTCCCAAGTTGTGCGTTTGTTTTGCAGCTGGGACAAGTGATCGTGAAGAATTTCTGCTATTTCATCTGACATCTAGCCACCTAGTGTTGTTTTGTATGCCGTACCCATACTGCCCGTTAGCATTGGTCGTCTTACGGGTGCTGGTCCTGATAGACCTCTTGCCCCTGTTAATGTGGTGCGTGAAGCGTTGCCTGTGCCTTTGTAACCGCCACCCGCTGCGCCTACCGCTGCTTTTGGATCGACGGCTACCGCTTCAACTTCCTTTGGCTCAACCTTTGGTTTTACGGGTGCGGGCGGTGGAGTTTGTGCGGGTTGTGGTGCTGGTGGGGGTGTTCGTGGTGATCCTTTACCCATGTAATAACCTCATATCTTCTTTTAATAATCCATAGACCAGGGCATCTTCCGTTCCGAAGTATCGCCGTAGTCGTCCTTCTTGCTTAAATCCAACCCCACTAATAAGTTTGCGGGATCGTATATTGCTTTCGTTACACAGTGCGGATACACGCTGCACCTTCATTGTGGTGAAACAGTAGTCAAACATCTGCTTTATGTACCGCCGCTGAAAAATTTTTGGGTTTTCACTCACGCAATACATATGCACGTCGTGTCCCGTGTACTCCGAAAAGACAAATGCCCCCACAATCTTACCGTCTTTCGTAAAACCGTAGGCTTGCGCTGCGTCCTCACCCTGTATTTTATCCAGCATTAGTCGATTTTTTAGCCAGGTAACGAACGGTTTGGGATCATTAACTGTCAGTGTTACCACTTAATAACCCTTTTCCCGCTTGTGATGTCGTAGTTCCCGTGCCTAATCCTTGTGGACCCGTCAATACTGTCTGCTTTGGTCCTACTTTCTTCGGATCACGCAGCTTATTCTGCTCTTGTATGCGTACCGTTTTTTCTGGTTTTATTGCTTTTACGGGTGTTGGTGGCGGTGCGGGCGGTATAGGGGGCATCTGTGGTGCGTTTTTGCTCATGCTACATAACTTCCTAATGGATTATATTGGTTATCTGCCATTTCCTGGGGCGGTGTTATATGCTCGTCATACTCACGATGACCGACCGATAAGTAGCGAAAAGCATCCGCGAAGTGACTTGCCCAGGAATGAACGGGTGTTGCCCGAAAAACTCTATTCTTTTCATTATACGCACGATGATAGTGTCTAAGCGCATCGAGCAATTGCTTGCATTGTCCGCGATCAAACCAACATCGGCTAAAAAATAACTTTGCTGCGTGTATCCCATCTTCGAGCGGTAGCTTGGGAACAACACGAAAATTCAAACCAAGATCATACGCTATCTCGCGCCTACTCTTTCCCGATCCCAGTTCCCTTACCTCAATATCGTGCGGGGCATTATGTGTCCCATACAAATATCCTTTTTGATCCAAGACACGACAATAATGGGGCAGCCCTTCTCCACGACTTTCATAACAATCAATTATGTGGATTGCGCGCCCTACCGTTTGTGTGAAGATAATAACATTACTGTCTCCCACGCCCAGATCCCACCAGGTATCCACCCTGTAGTTCTCGTCATAGGGTACAGAACTGATCTGCCCCTTCTCCATAATTCCTTCTAATTCTTTTCCGTATATCGCGCCAGCGACATTAGCGGTCCAGCTACATTCAAATTCTTGATTATACTGATCGGTCGACATTGCCGACTTTGCACTCTCCAGTTCTTCTTCGTCCAATATCTTTGTCTGTGATGCCTTATAGGTACGTACATACCAATACTTATCCGACTGTGCTGCTTCATAAAGCTCGTAGAACGCCGACATACCCCGTGGAGTACCAATCACTATCCCATACCCCTTACGGTCACTCAGTGCGGGTCTTATGACTTCTGGAAACATACTCTCTGGCATGTCCGCATATTCGTCCATCACACACCCATCAAGAAAAATTCCACGAATACCATGAATATTTTCTGCACCCAGCAACATAATCCTTGCACCATTCGGTAGATCACACCGCAGTTCTGTTTCGTGAAAGCGGGCGTTCGGGATCGTACCCGCGAACTGCTTCAAATAATCCCAGGCAATCATCTTCGCCTGGCGATAGGTGGGTGCTATATAGGCATAGCGTGGATTAACATGCGTATTCAGTATGGCATCACGCAAAAGATGATTAATCGCCATGACCGTCTTGCCGAACCGTCGGTGCATCACCAGCACTGCCCATCTCTGCTTCTTCAAATCTTCGTGCAGCTTCTTTTGCCGCGGTCTTGGGGTATACGGTATCTTGATTTCCATGTTTCCTCGCTTCTCTGCGTATCAAGCGCAACGTGAAGTCCCTACGCTTACGTGCGTTTTCCTGGTTTTTCTTGTAGTTACTGGTCATTCCAAGTGTGTGTGGCAGACACTCTTGTGTTTGGTTATATACGTATAGCAAGGGCGACCTACTTTGGGGGGGTAAGGGGGTCGCTTTGCGCTGCAAAACACGCAGTTGTAGGTATGTACCCTACCGCCACAGCCATAAAAAACAATGACTTACACAAGATAACGACAAGAATAACGACAAAACCAAGCAATAATTCTAACAAAAGCTTGGGCGGGGTATCGCGTATGCGAGCAGTGACACACAGACTGCATCAGCACTACTCATTCCATGATAACTGTATTGTCCCCGACACTGATGGCGACGCATCACCTGGATTGTTTCGTATACCACCTAGCGGTTGCAACTGACGCTTCCTCTTGTCGAGTGCATCCACCTTCAGTCGCTTGTATTGCACTGTTGCCATAGCGATCTTTGGATCACTAGGCAGCGGTTCATTGATGATGTCCATGATCTTGTCGTCGATGTCCTCACCTTGTATTGCTCTTGCCTTGCTGTACTGTTCCCAGGCATCCTGGTCCTTCTGCACATGCCTATAGATTGTCCTCTTGTTGGGAAGATGCGATGACGTATCACAGATCTGTGTCAAGCTCTCGCCATCCATTAGCCGATTACATATCTCGTCCATGTGCTTTGTTGTAACTGTTGACATTACTTCTTCTTCTTCTTTGGCTTGAAGCCACCCTTTTTCTGCGTCATCATCTTGTACGTCTTTGGGTCAATCGTAGACTTCTTCTTGCTTCGTGATGTACCAGCCTTTTTCCGTGCATTGATATTCCTATACAATGACATAGCTATTTCCTCTTCTTTGTTGGTTTAGCTTTCTTACGCTTTGCTGCTGTTATGATGTCACCCCTGGTAATCTTTTTCTTATCACCGTACATCGCTGCAAGCTTCTTGTTAC